AGTTGCGGGGTGGTGGCCCAGTCATCAATGGCATCGGATTGAAGGTGCCAACGTTCGTCGGGGCCAAGGGGTGGACCATCGGGAAGGATGGTCATGAGGGGGGAGGGGCGGATGGGTGGAGGCACAGGGCTAGGGGTGACTACCTCTCCATCATGGGCTAGGTGCCGCTAGGCGTCAAGGGGTGGTCAGCACCCGCTAGTGCTAAAACGGCCTGAATCGTGTCTCGTACTGCTCCAGCACGTCAAACCAGGCATCCAGGCACTCCTGGGCCTTGTAGGTCTGCACCGTGAGGCCACCAGGGCGGGCCCAGAGGCCGAGGCAGCGCGTCAGGTAGATGCCATAGCGATCACCGACCATGTGCACACCAGCGCCGAGCTGGGGGCGGATGTCATACGGCTGTGAGGAGGCGGATGATTGGGTCTTGAGGTCAGCTAGGCCATAGGTGCCATCAGCAAAGCGAAAGACCAGATCGAAGGTTCCGGCGACGTTGCGCTTGAGGCAGTAGGCCATGACCTCAGAGCCGACTGGCGTGATGCGGTCCCAGAGGGGATGGGCCAGGAGCGGGTCGATCCAGTCTTGGTATTGCGAGTAGGGCTCAGAAGTCGAACTGATCGGGGTCTTGTAGGTACTCGCCGGGTTCCAGCGATGGTGGACGAAGTGTTCCATTGCTAGATGGACTGTGTTCCCACGAGGCTCCCAGGAGTCCTTGAGGGCCATGATGCGGGCCATCTGCTCTGGGGTCTTCGTCACTTGGGAGATGACCTGGGTGACGCTGACGGGGAAGCGATAGGTCGTCAGGCCATCGGAGAGGTTGTAGGTCCAGGTCTGGTTGTCCCGCGTTAGGCCTAAGGGAGGCAGCCACGTCAAAGTCGCGTGGGTTGACGACTTGGACGGTTTCGGAGGGGGGTGGGTCATCACGGAGGAGGTTGCGGTAAGGGGATGGAGTGAAGCCGTGAATGCGCTTGGCCTGGGCGTTGCAGTAGGCCCAGCCAGAGGGTGGCTGGTCGATGTCAAAGAGGGTCCAATGGCCTGCTGTGATGCCGTGCGCGAGGGTGCGGCGGACGGTGGACAGGTCAAAGGCAGCATCCATGGCACTGGCTCAGGTCAACAGGGGTTGGGTTGTGGCGTAGCTGGTCTGCTCGGTTTTGATCGTGTAGTCCTTGGAGAAGGGAGCAGCAGAGACCACACCCATCTGCTTGAGGGCTGTGAGGGCGTTGCCAACGATGTTGCGCCAGGTTTCCCTGCCGCAGCTGTTGGTGATCAAGTCACCAGTGCTGATGGCCAAGTCGTTGCGGTGCTGGATCCAAGAGAGCAGCTCATGGCTGGTGAACTTCAGCCTGCCGTTCTCCGTCATGAACGGAATGAAGTGCTCACGGATCAGCCGCATCCAGTAGTGGTAGTCATGGGCAGGGCCTTCAATGACCTGCTTGGCGGGCGGCAGGGCAGCAAAGGGCAGCTGCGGGGATGGCTGGGAGACAAGCTGCAGCTGTGGCGCGAGCAGGGCCAGCAGCTCAAGGGCAGCGGTGTCATCACGATCAGCAAGGGCATCCTGTGCGGCCTTGCGGATGCGGTCCTGTGTGGCGGGGTTCATAATGAAAGGGATCGGTGGGACAACTGATCAGAGGGAGGGGGCTTGCACGGGCCCCCTTTCTCATGCACGGGTGTGGATAGCGCTGATGTCGATTGTGGCTTGCGCTAGCTCGCCCTCGCCAACATCGGCAACAAGAAGTGAGGCGATGAAGTCGATGTCCTCACCCATCTGCTGGATTTGGTCATCGATGGCATTGAGGCTGTAGACGCCTGCATCGACCTGGCGAAGGAAGCCGAGGTAGTCGCGGCCATATTTGTGGATTTGGCTGTAGAGGATGCCACGGAGGAGGCCAATGGCCTTGTGGGCATCATTGATGGCACGGGAGACCTTCTTGCATTCCTCGGTGGCATCAAGGGCGTTGTCTTCCTTCTGTAGCTCCCAAGCCGGGATGGTCGGGGCAGGTGCGGGAGCTGGAGCGGGTTGATAGCTGCGTTGAGGCTGAGGCTCGGTGACTCCTATGGGTTCGACGGGAGTGGTGACAGCAGCACGGCTGGCGGCCACGGCCTTCTGCTGGGCTGCTTGTTGGGCATCGCTGAGGCGGCGGGCTTCGTTGGCCTCGTTGGCTTTGTAGGCCAGGGCAGCACGGTTGACCTGATCGAAAGTGGGCACCTTGCCCTTGGCATCAGCCACGGCGGCCTTCCACATCTCGATGGCGGCCTCGGGGTGAGTGTCGAGCTGGCCGAGCAACGGACGGACCTGATATGGGCTAGCCGGAAGCGGAAGCGAATCGTGCGGCCGCCCGGCCGCAGGGCTTAACACTTCGCAACGGAACTGGTAGAAGCCTTTTAGGCGAAGTGCCGCTGACTTGTCCAAGGGGCCACTGCCTGCCGTCAGATCAGCCGACTCCTCAGCCAGCCATTGCTCCCAAGTACGCCCGCCCTGCTTGCCCCGATAGAGCTTGCGGCGGAAGATCTGGAGCAGACCAGCACCAATGGCCAGGTCACGCTCCAGCTTGTCGGCATAGGCCGTTTTGATGGCCGTCTTGACGATGACCAGCTCCTTCTCTTCGGAGTCGGTCATGGGTGAATCTTCGAGGATCTGGGTTTCTAGACCCATCACCTCTGGGGTGATAGCAGTTGACATGAGAGGGCATGAAGGGTGGGACATAGGCCCCCGCTGGTAGGCAGGGGCCTGATTGAAGAGGGGATCAGCCAGCAGGCAGGAGCTTGACGCCAGTCGATGCCTCAGCAGCAGTGAGGACATGGCTGATGTCGTAACCGCAGGCTTCAGCGTGCTTGAGCTGTGAACCGAGCTTCTGCAGCTTGCTGGACATCGACGAGAAGTACCGCTCGATGTTCTCTGCTGTCTCGATGCCATCGACGAAGCGAACGGTCATGGCTTTGCGGTCAGGGACGACAGCAACACCAACGGCAGCGTTGACGTACAGGGAGGCCTGCTTGAGGTTGTTGAGGACGGTGTTCTCACTGACGGGTGATTTGCCGAAGCTCATCAGATACCCGTTGATGTCAGCGGTGATGTCTGCGATGGAAACATCAACAGCACGCTCACCACGCTTGGAGAGGAGGCCACGGGCTTCGGCCACGTAGAGGGCACGGAGGGGAGCGGACAGGTCGTTGCCTTTCCAAGCGAAGGGTTCCCAGGAGGCAGCGTTAGCGAGCAGGGATGAGAGGCCGTGCTCGTTTTCGAGTTCACCGCGAAGCTCAAGGGGAGAGATTTCGAGACGAGGGCCGACCTTGGCGGCAGCCTTTTCCCGACGCGGAAGCGTAATGGCCATGAGTGTTCAGATAGGTGGGACAGGGCGAAGCGTCACGACGCTTGCGCTTGTCTTGACCATAGCCCTAGTTACCGCAAGTGGGCAAGGGGTCAGAAGAGCCCCTGCAGGGCCGGGTTGGTCGTGGGGCCGTCCTCGTCCACGAACCGCCCGTTCTGAAACAGCCTGCTGGCCGGGTGCTTGGGCACCTCCGCGACCTCGTTAGGCCTACCGCCCACAGGCTGCTTGAACTGCTCGTAGCGCAACAGGGTGATGCCCATCCACTTCCCGTTGATGGCCAGCTGCAGCTGCTCCCTGACCACGGCCTCGCCGTAACGCTGCCTGATCTTCAACAGCTCGGTCATCAGCAGCTTCCAGGCCGTGTCCCCACGGCTCCCCTTCTTGGCACGCCAGAACTCATGGACCAGCTCAGCTACGGGTAGCAACTCCTCAGCTACCGCACGGCTACTTTTATGTCCTCCCCTAGGGGTTTCTCCAGACCTCTTCCCGACACCTCTCCCACATTCAGTTAAGGGAGAAAAATCTTCAACAAAGCCAGGACGCAAACCATCATCCGTGGTTGCGGTCCCATCCTCGTCTGAAGCTGCCTGCGTTTGCGGGTAGCTGCCCTGCGTTGAGGGACTTAAGCCTTTTCCCGCACCGACACAGTACGCGGGTATCGTACTCCCCTGTGTCAAGGCCTGATCCAACAACAGGCACACAAAGGCCTTCCTGTCTAGATAGTCAGGCCGTCCCTGTTCAAGGCGATACATAAGCTGGTCGGGAATCTGAATCCGGAGTTCTGCCACGAAAACGGAGAGCGAGTGGAGAGTCAGCGGAGACACTAGCCGTTGTTAGCGGAGAGTCAATCCCCTAGCTATCCCTTCTGACGGAGAGCGGACGGAGAGTCAACGGAGAGGCTCTCCATTTCAGGGGCTGTCATGCCCCGCTCCACCAGCAGGGCGCAGTAGGTCGAGAGGCTCAAGGCCTTCGGCTTGGCCTTGACCACCTCCTCCAGCAGCTCCGGGGCCAGGGTCAGCGTGATGCGTTTCGCCATGTGCTGATAGCAGCGATCTGCCGCTGACCGTAACGAGGGTGTTCAGGCCAATGCCTTCCTGACCTGATACAGCGAGCACCCGAGACGCTCGGCAATCGCCTTCTGCGTCATCCCCTCAGAGCGCCAGCGGCGGATCCTCTGAGGCCTTGTCTCTGTGACCCAGTAGACGACCCCGACCAAGACGATCAGGGGCAGCAGCAGCCATGCTGCAAGGCATGAAATAGACATGTTCCAAACCGGCCAGTGCCGGGCGATGGGGTTGTGTCTAGGGGGCCAGCTACAGGCCTCGCCCTCGACTCCTTCACCCTAGCTCACCACTGCGCGAGTCTGCAACCCAGTCCAGGGATTGGCTCGTAGATACGCGCAGCTATGTTGGGGCCTATGGAACGGGTCTTCAGCTACGAGCGCGTCAGCTCCAAGCAGCAGGTCACAGGCAGTGGTCTGGAGCGGCAGAGCGGGGCAGCGCAGGAGTGGGCCGCACGCCATGGCCTGCAGCTTGATACCACCCTGCACCTGTGTGATGCGGGCCGCTCTGCCTCCAAGGGTGACCACCTGAGCAAGGGGGCATTGGGGCGGTTCCTGCAGCTGGCCCAAGCTGGCCAACTGGGCAGCTCACCGTTGCTGCTGGTCGAGGCCATTGATCGCCTCAGCAGGCAGGAACCCTTGGATGCCATCGAGACGATCCTGAGCGGGCTGGTCGGCAGCGGGGTCCGCATCGTCACGCTTGAGGATGGCAGTGAATACAGCAGGGCCACGCTCCGCTCTGACCCGAGCAAGCTGATCGTCCTTGTCGTCAAGATCCAGGCGGCCTACGAATACTCAGCCCGCTTGGCCATGCGGATGCAGGGGAGCTGGCAGGCCCATCGGGCCAAGCTGCAGGCCAACCTCAACCCACGGCCCCGCCACTTCTGTCCTGCGTGGTGCGACTGGGGCGAGGACGGCTACACGGTCGATGAGGCCAAAGCCAAGACGATCCGCCTGTGTTTCGAGATGCTCCGGTATCAGGGTGCCTCGGCCACGGCCAGGGATCTCAATGCCAAGGGCCTGCTGACGCCATCAGGTAGCCGCTGGAGCAATGGTGCGGTGCGGCACATGGCCATGAACACCGATGCGGTCTATGGGGCGCTGCGGATCAACAGCCGCCGCCATCACGGCAAGGATGCCAACGAGCAGGTCTATGAGGACGTGCTGCCGGTGGTCGTCGAGAAGGCTGAGGTCATGGCCGTGCGGGAACTCATGCGCCAGCGGGGGAAGACCGCAGATCAGGCCGGACCCAATGGCACGATGCGTTTTGTGGGTCAGGGGTTGACCCATTGCATCTGCGGCACACGGGTGGGGATCCTGACCTCAGGCACAAGCGAGTACCGCTACCTGTATTGCCGCCATCGCTCCAGCCATAACGACGGGTGCCGCCGGGCGAATGTGCCGCTGCTGGAGGCCACGGCCCACCTGTTGCGCAGGCTGGAACCAGAGGCCCTGCTGGCCATGGTCAAGGCCGCTCAGGCCAACGATGGGGCCACGGGGCTGCAGCGGCGTGCTGAGCACCTCCGCGTTGAGCTGGCAGCCGTCCAGACCAAACGCCGGAACCTGGAGCGGGCGCTGGTCAAGGCAGCAGAGCAGGGCCTGGCCGTGGAGGTGCTCTCTGAGCAGCTGGGGCTACGGCAGAAGGAGGCCAGCAGCCTGGAGCAGGAGCTGATGGGGCTGGAGGCGCAGCTGGCGGTGCAGCAGAACAGCAGCAGATCAGAGGCAGCCATGGAACCGCTAGCGGCGTTCCGTCAGGCGTTTGCGCTAGGCCAGGACAGCAGCGAGCAACGCAGGGCCGTGAATAGGTGCCTGCGGGAGCTGGGGCTGCGGATCGTCATTGATGGCGACGAACGCCGCATGGGACTGGGATTACCCGGTGGGCCACTGGACTGGCAGACCATGCGCCCATTGGACCGCCGCGTCCTGTGGGCCGGGGGGAGGCTAGCGGAAGCGGGCCAACTCGTACAGGAGGTCCCTGATGGGGGTATTGCACCAGCGCCTGACTCCCGGCAAGCTGCACAAAGCCGCTAGTTATGGCTGAGTGCTGCTGCCGCAGCCGATACTGAAAGGGCCTGCCTATGCAGGTTTCGCATAAGGACACCTGCCATGGCCGAGACAGACAGAGAGCTATTTCCCGGCCAAGAGGCCCGCATCAGCTTTGGCCGCACGCTCAAGCTCTGGCGATTACGGGCCGGGTGGAAGCAGGACACGCTGAGCCGATGGGGCAAATCGGCAGGCTTCTCCTCGGTCACGGATGCCGTCTTCAACAAGCTGGAGCGGGGGCAGACACCGCAGCCGCTGCCGCTGACCTTCATCCAGCTCGGCCTGGCCAATGACCGCCTGCACCGCCAGGAATATGGCGTGATCGCAGACCGCAGGCTGATGGATCAGATCAAGGCCCAGGAGCCGATCTGCAGACCCGATGGCCAGCCATGGACTGCCGTGGACTTCTTCGCTCACTTCTGCGGGCTGGAGGATGCCCCGGAGTGGGCCCGCAAGGAACGGGAGTGGGCCATTAGCGAAGAGGCTGCCGAACGGCTCAGCAACCAGCAACGCGAGATGTTCCTGCGCCATGCCCAGGATTGCCTCATGGACCGTCAGGAGGCCTGGCGGGATCTGCAGCAGCACTGCACCGGGATGACCAGAGAGCAGGTGGCCAGCTTCAAGCTGGTGCTCGGTGGGCACAAGGTCTGGAAGCCTGCGGAGCTGGCTGAGATGACCGACAGCAACGGGCGCAACCCAGCGATTGAGGCGATGCAGGAATGGTGCGACTCCGACGAGCTGTGCGCCGAGTTCAGGGAGCTGTGCCCGCGCTAGCCGCCAATCCCTTGACCGGTAGTCGCTACTAGGGGTAGTGTTGAGGGGTCAACGGGCCTAGCCCATGCCTAACCCCTCCCCATCCACTGGCAGTCCCCTCACTGCCGCACTGGTCGAGTTTCACAAGAAAGTCGGCACCATCCACGAAACCAGCAAGGCCCAGTACGGCTCCTATGCCGACCTGGCCACGGTCCTTGGTGAAATCCTCCCCAAGCTGGCCGAATGCGACATCCGCCTGTCCCAGACCTTCCGGCCCTGGCCTTCGGATGACGGCCTTGGCACGATGCTGGTCACCAGCCTCAAGCACGTTTCCGGCGAGGAAGAACGCTCGGAGCTGCCGCTGACCATCCCCACCTCCAACCGGGGCAACCCGCTTCACGACTTCGGTGGAGCGGTCACCTATCAGCGCAGGTATGCCGTGCTGGCCATGCTCGGGCTGGCCGCTGGCATTCCAGATGATGACGGGGACGCCTTTGACCAGGCCAAACCCGCTAGCACTAACAAGCCTGCTCGCGCTGCCGCTAAGCCTGCACCCGCAAGCAAGCCGCAGAAGCCTGCACCCGCTCCCGCTGCCCCAGCGGTCCCTGCTGCCTCCACTGATGCGCTTAATGCCATCAAAAAGGCCATCCTCGGTCTGAACCCTGACCAGCGGTCACAACTGGTCGAGGCGTTCCGCCTGCAATACGGCACCCCCGAAGGTGTCGGCATCGCGGATCACATCAAGACCCAGGAACACATCGACTTCCTCTCTCAGACCATCGCCCATGTCACCGGCACTGACTCATGAGCACATCGTCTATGCGCTCCAGCACATCGCCAAAGCGTGCCGCCAGCTCGAACAGGACGAGCACGAAGCCTATGCAGCGGCAGCCTTTGAATCACGCATCACGGCCTATGGCACACACTGCACCCGCAGGGCCATCCTCGAGCGCGTCTCCGCTGACCTCCGCACTTTGCTTGCAACGGGAACGGTTCTTGGTGCAGCACACGCAGACCGGCCAGTACCTATCGGGGGCAGTGGACGGGAAGCTGACGTGGACAGCCGATCCACGCCAAGCGTTCCGCTACACGCTTATGGAGACTGTGCTTGAGCAGCTGCGGGCCACACGGGAGTTCTACAAGATTCCCGATGTGCAGGTCGTCAGCGTCATCTTCAACGTCAACCCAAGCGCACCTGATCGCTTGGATGCCTGGGAGGCTTCAGTCTGCTCATGAGCACTAGGGCTAACGAACGCAAGCGTCTTGGTCGCAGCAGCCAAGCACACCAAATGCGGCAAGCACTTTTTGGCACTGACAGCGGCCATCGCGTTGGCGTTTACCTCTGGCCTGATGCCCATGAATTGCTAGAGGCCGATGCCTCCACCTATGGCCTGACCGTTAGCGGGATGGCCCACCGCATCATCCGTCAACACTATCAACTCCCCCCAATCCCATGAACGAATTCACCCCTGCCTTCCCCAAGCCTGTGAAGTGGGGAACCTCCGAGAACAAATTTGATCAGTCGGGCAAAAACCCCATCAACCTCTCGCTGTTCATTCCTCTGGAGTCGGCCTATGCCTTCGCCCAGTACCTGATGAACTTGGCTGATGATCCCTCCCGCCATAAGACCGGCAAGGTCTGGGACTATGCCACCAAAAGCGAGATCGAGGTGACTGGTGTCTATGTCAATGGCAAAGGGCGTGATGGCCAGCGCGGCAGCTTTGGCACCATCAACCCGCAGGCCGTGACCCTCTCATCTGAGGAGCCTGCATTCTGAGATGGGACATCGCCACTGGTCTGACGAGGAACTTGAAATCCTGATGTCGCTCTGTGGTGATATGCCCTGGCCGATGGTCACGCCTGCCTACAACAGTCAGGCCAAAGGTCGGGGCTACATCGAGCGATCAGAGACGGCCCTACGTCGAAAATGCGATGGCCTTGGCCTGCAGCGGCGGTCCACTGGTGAATGGGTCACCACTGGTTTTGTGGCCCAACTGATGGACGTGTCTAAATCGACCGTCCAGCGGTGGATTGCCAATGGCTGGCTCAAGACCCGCAGCTACCCCCATGGCCCGCACCTTGTCCACTTCTTCACCAGGGACAGCTTGCGGCGCCTGGCCGAAGATCGGCCTTACCTGTTCGGTGGCCAGTCTGAATCCACACTGACCATGCTCTTTAACAACGAGTACACGGCAGCCAGGATCGTGGCCATGGAACTCCCCAAGCCGTGGTGCCGTAAACCCGTCATCTGCATTGAACGGGGCAGACGGTATCCCTCGGTCTACAGGGCGGCAAAGTCAGTTTATGTGACGCCACAACGGCTCAGGGCAGTGCTCGATACGAACGAGACGGCTGCTGGTTACCACTGGAGGACCGCGTGAACAACACCAGTCTTGTTGCTGCCTTTGAGGAGTGGTGGATGGAGAGCTATGGCCGCAGCCCTGGTGTCCATGCCGTCATGACACATACCGCTTTTGCTCAGCACATCCTGAGCCTGCTTGAACACAACCACGAACAACCCAATGGCGATTCTCGCTGACTATCAGATCACTGCCCGCTGCGAAGGCGGGATGGTCACCCCTTTTGATCCGTCCCTGGTCAACCCGGCCAGCCTTGACGTGCGGCTGGGTGGCACGCTCTTGATTGAGTCTGCCCAATCGCCGCAGCTGGTCCCCTACCCGTTGGAGCAGCACAGCCAGGAGCATCCGTACATGATGCGACCCGGTGAGTTTGTGCTGGCCCAGACCCTTGAAGAGTTCAACATCCCAGTTGATGTGGCCGCACAGTTTGTCCTGAAGTCGAGCAGGGCCAGGGAAGGCATCGAGCATCTGCTGGCCGGGTTCGCTGACCCTGGCTTCAACGGCTCGGTCATGACGCTTGAGCTGCACAACAGCAGGCAGCTCCATGCGGTGCCGATCTGGCCTGGCATGAAGATCGGCCAGATGATCTTCTACGTGATGGCCGACGTTCCCCTGAGGAGCTATGCGGTCGTCGGGAACTACAACGGCGACCGGGTTGTCACGGCCAGTCGAGGGCACCTCTAATGAAAAAGGACACCCTTGATGTCTTCCTGAACGAGGCCAGCAGGATCCCACTCCTCACCCCTTCAGAAGAAATCCATCTGGGCCGCCGCGTCCAGGCCATGATGCAACTGCAGGAGCAGAGCAAAGGGCCCTACACCACAGCCCAGCAGCGGATCATCAAACGTGGCATCGCTGCCCGTAACCGCATGATCAGCGCCAACCTCAAGCTGGTGGCAGCCATCTGCCGTAAACGCCAGCGGTCGCTAGGCGGGTTCCAGACCAGTGCTGAGGACATGATGCAAGACGGCATCCTCGGCCTGATCCGTGGCGTCGAGAAATACGACCCAGAGCGGGGTTACAAGTTCTCGACCTATGCCTACTGGTGGATCACGCAGATGATGACCCGTGGCATCGAGGCCCACGGCAGGCAGATCAGGCTGCCGCACAAGATCGCGGAGAAGTTCATGGGCCACAACCGCATCATCCAGCGGCTGGCCGGTGAACTGGGCCGCCAGCCCACCAGGCCGGAGATTGCCCAGGCCATGGGCATCACCGAAGAGGAATACGACCGCGCCCTGTTGCTGGCTGCACCCTGTGCCAGCCTGGACGTGGCCATCCTTGACGATGGCAGTGACCTGGGCGGGCTGGTCGGTGATGGCTCTGACGCGGACCAGCACCTTGAGCAGGTGTCAGATCGCATTGATACCGAGCTGCTCAACACGGCCATGGCCAACCTGCCGGAACGCCAGCAGCTGATCATCAAACTCCGCTATGGCCTCGACGGCAACGAGCCGCACACGTTCACGGCCATCGGGCGGAAGCTCAATGTGACCCGTGAAGCCGTCAGGCTGCAAGCTGAGCGGGCATACAAGGCCCTGCAGCGTCACATGCTATTGGCCAAACAGGTGAAGCAACCAGCGCATGACCCGTGGGGGTTGCTTACGGCTTAGCTCCGCTTCCATCTCCAGCATCCCGACATGGTGAATGGCCTGACGGATGATGGCAGCTTGCAATGCGTTTTGTTGCGTTAATGAACACGCAATGTTTACAAGCTGATCAACATTCTCCGGCCCTTCACGTTTGATTGCAGACAGATGGCTATGCATCTGTGCTTCTGCAGAAATGCTTAATCTTGGGACCAGCCATTCACTCCAGGCCACGGGCAACTTAATCAGGGTCTTGCATGTATGTTGCCCGCCATGGCTGTTGATGTTGTGCCTTACATCACAGTTGTTTTGGATGAGCGGGGGTCAGCGGTCTGGCAGGTTGTCGCAGCAGGGATAGCGGTCAACTGCTACTGCGGCCAGCGGGCGCTGGAGGTGCTGCGGGTGGTCTGCAAAAGCAAGGGGCTGAAGGCTCCCTAGCGTTCAGCGATGATGGCCCAGCCGGTATTGGTGCCCTCGACCATCCACCGTGGTCCCCAGTTCTTCCTGCTGTAGCGGGCATACCGGGCCACGCTGCTCATGGTGGTCCCATTGACCAGATCGGCCTCCCCGAGCGGGTCATGCACGATCACGTTGCTGCTGTCGTAGCCGACGACGCACAGCCAATGGCCACCACCAGATGGCTTGCTTACAGGGCCACGGTGCAGGTAACCACAGGGCACCGGGATCCCGCGCTTGATCTGATCCTCCAGCGTGCGCCAACCAGCCACCTTGGTGAACTTGGCTTTGATGCCATAGCTCTGCAATGCCCTGATCTGAGCCGTGGGGTCGGTGGTGTCGCCGTACTGCTGCACCCGCTTGAGGTACAGGTCATCACCGTTGGGCGTGATCAGCAGGCCAGGCTTCAGGTAGGAGAGGAGCATGGCGCAGCTGGAGGAGAAGCACATGCGGCGGCCTTGGTCCGTGGCTGAATCCAGCTGGGCGTACCAGTTGACGCTGAGCGGGTTGCCGTAGCTGCCCTGCTGCAGGGTCTTGCCGACGAACAGGGCCACCTCCGCATTGCGCCTGCGCACCAATCCATCAAGCACCTTGCCGTCAGCGTGGACCCATTTAGGTAGCTCCTCCGAAACGACCTTGACCGGATCCTCGTTGGCATTGAGCCGCTTGCGGAGAGTCGAGTCCTCCAGTGCGGCCAAGCCCACGTTGTAGGCAAAGCTGATCAGCGCGGCGATCTGGTTGCCGCTCCACTTCTTGCTGTTGGGGATCAGATGGAACACCCCAGGAGCAAACAGATCAAACAGAGCGGTCTGCAGCATGTAATCCGCTTGCTGCACCGTGATGGTGTCGTCTTTGCGGACAGGGCCACCGCTGGGCCCGCTATAGCGAGTCGTCCCATACCCAATCGTCCACACCCCTGCCGGACACTTGTAGGCCTCAAGCCGCAGGCCCTCCCATTCCTTAATGATGGCCAGCGCCGGGGCCAACCAGTCGGGATCGGGCTGCTTCCCGGCTTGGCTCCAAGTGTGGAACCATTCATTCTCCCGGTGCAGGAGGCTGGCGGGGATCAGCTCGCCCAGTTGCTGAAGGGCCGCGATCTGATGGGGCGCTCCCTTGTAGTAGCGGAATAGATCAAGGAACTGGATTGGGTTCTTGGTCATGGTTCAGCAATGGGAGGAAGATCAGGCAGCCGATCACCCATGGCCTTGTCTGCCCTGCGGTACGCCTGCTGCCCGATATACGCCGCCACCGGCTCCAGAAAGGCCTTGAGCACGATCAGCCTGAGGGCACCAGCCAACAGGCTCCCGGCGATGATGTCGCCAATGATCCGCAGGTCATCCCATCCCCAATGCACACTCATTGGAACGGCCTCCGGCAAGCATCAACTACCTTCTGCATGAGCTGGCCGTGATCATGCCTCAACCGCCTTTGTTCATCGACGGTGCCCTGAATTGACCAGGCAAACACCGAGCCGATCAACAACAGGAACAATGCACCAATCGGAATGGCCAGCTCCATGATGTGCCAGCGATCTGTAATCCTGCGGTGCTGGTGATCGTCCATCTACTCTTCCCGCTTGGCAAACCGCCCGTGCTCATCACGATGCGGCGGCTGCCTCAGGTCTGGGTTGTAGGTCTGATAACCCCGCTCAAAGCCTGCTCGCGCTGCACCGCCCAGACCCATGATGGCCAGCGCACCAGTCCAGCGGCTTTCAGACCAGCCACCGGTCCCGGCATAGATCAGGCCGATCAGCACCGGGATGAAAAGACCGGCATCAACTTGGCCCTTGAAAAAGCGATTCATCGGAGTTCAAGGCGAATGATCCGCCGGTCGTGCTCCTGCACTTGCTTCTCCAAGTCGATGAACTTGGAATTGAACAGCTCTTGGTTTTCCACGATCTGAACGATCCTGGCCTCCAGCTGCTGCAGCCTGTTCGGTAGCTGAACAACCAGCCACCCCACACCAGCAGCAGTGCCGATCACAGCAGCACTCAACACAGAGGCAGCCGTGGCCTCCATGACCTGAATCCTGCTGAACTTCCGCCGTTCAACAAACGGTGGTGGTTGCTGCTCGGTGGTCACAACCAAAGGTGAAGCACGACCTCTTTAGGTTTCCGCTTACTGGAACCTGATGGTCAACTCGATCTGGTTTTGCGGACCCACACCTTTGGGCACGTTGGCCGCCTGAACAAGGGTGCCCGGATAGGCCGCGACAACGGCTGCCGCAGGAGCCTCGAGGCTGGTGGCATCAGACCAGTCGATCAGGTAGACCGTCCATTCCCTGAATGCACCGGGATCCTTGTAGGCATCAATGGGGGACAGCTCAGGGTCACGCACGATGACCACCTCCATGCCGGTGACCGTCGTATCCACAGGCCTACGCTCACCCACTGCCCGCACGCTGATCGCTGGCGTGGTGCTGCCATTGCCCAGTGTGTAGGTGCCCAAGGATGCAGACAGCAAGGATGCCAGTGCATTGCGCAGCTCCAATACCGTCATCAGCACTCGGCCTCCTGATCCTTAGGTTTCCCCCTTCAGCAGCAGATCCGCTTCAATCCAGCCTGCCAGCTTGCGGTTAGGCACGCTCACCTGATAGCTGGCTAGCGGGCGGTCAATGTCCCTGACCTCAATCTGCCCATGGGCCTGGCCCAGAACGCAGACCAGCCCACCACGCACATGCGGGCCCTCCCACCGTGGGCACAGGATCCACACCCGATCATCGGAGGATGCCAATGCTCTGATGCTCGGCACACTGGCCGACTCGGTGGCCGCGGCCAGAATCGAATGCCAGATGGCCAGCACACCCCTTGGCGCACGGTCCTCATGCCTCAAGGCCAAGGCCACTGCAGCCACCTCCGGCGACAGCTGGCCGGGGCCATCATCTGGCTTCTCGTTGAAGACGCAGAAGTCGTAGAGGCTGAACGGCTTGGCCTTCTTCGGATCTCTGTTCATGTTGGCCATCAAGGCCGACAGGTTGGCCACCGGCAGCTCAGCCATGGCTGCCTGCTCCCGTCTGATGCTGTGCAGCGTCCGCCAGGCCTTGAGCACAACGACCCGCTTTTCTTGGCCAAAGGTCTGCCGGTCAAACTGGCCGGGGTAACCGTTGGCTAGCTCCCAGAAGATCTTTTGCCAGTCGGCTTCCTGCTGTTGCCAGTGGCCAGCGGCTGCTTTCCCAGGTCTTCCTCCGTGGGCGGACTAGCAGGCATCTGCTCGGCAGCCTGCTCCTCTTGCGCCAGCTCCCAGATCGCATCAAACAGTGCCTTGTGCAGACCCTTGGTGTCCTCCACCGTCCACTCGGGCACCTTCAGCCTGCAACGGATCAGGGCGGTCACGGTGGCCTCCATGTTGGCCTGGCCTGCCTTGGAATAGACGCGGGCCACCTCGGAAATCCGCTCGGCATGGCGGATGCGGATCTGATCCGCGTCATCCTCCAACGGCCTGCCCATGACAGCCTTCTCAATGATCTGGAACGCTTCGGTCAGGGAGACTTCCTCGACCTTGGCGATCACATCAGCGGCAGCAGCACCCGTGACAAAGGCGGAACGCTCAGAAGCCAGCATCTCCGAAATGATGGCCGACTCATCAACGGTCAACCCACCAATCACAGGCATCTCAAGGATGCCAGAAGCGGGTGTGCCTAGGCGACGGGTTGAATGGGACGCTGGTGATTGGACGAACGGTAATGTCGTCACTTGGTATTACGGATGTTGTTAGTGAGCTTAGCGTTGAGCTGGCGAAGGAGGAACGCATAACGGTTAGCCTGCGTCTGGGCTTGGGCTTTTTGGATAAGGGCTTTGGGGTCGGTCATGGCTTTAGTTAAAGCGGACAGTGATAGGGCCACACAAGACTGGGCCTATATCGCTGTTGACCGATTCGTCTCCCGAAAACACTTGAATTTCTACAATGGGCTTACAGTCCAGCGATGTTACAGGAAAAGGCAGTTGGCTTTCTAAAACAACCACACCATCTATGTGAATAGAAAGATAATGGCTGCCGTTCAGCTTGTTAAGGCGAAAAGAGAAAGATTGCTCGGAGTCCAAGATAATACCAGTGTCAAGGCTTTTACTTATAGACAAATCGCCTGTAGCATTATCTCGGCTGAACCAAAATAGAGATACCCCTTGGCGCTGGTCGATATTATTTCTACTTATTTGTCCGATAAACTGATAAAGACTGGTAAATTTATCTTCGCCGCTTGACTGCGAATCGAGTAAGTAGACCTGCACGCTTACCCTAGAGAAACGGGTGGATGGGGAGCGAATTACCGCCGATAAGTCAACGGAGAGTGTGTCTATTCTCTTTCCTAGCGATTTAGTAATTGGCCTCTGGGCCAGCAAATCATAAGCTAGGTCTGATGAGCCTCGAACAGGGGTATCGCTTATCGACCCTCTAATGAAGACAGCGCTTGGAGTCGCGCCAAACTCGTTGATCACAAGCGGCTGTGCTTCTAGATATGGCTTATTGTTTAAGGACGTACGCCGATATTGAACCGCCTGAACAAGCGTTCCATACTGTGCTGTGGTCAAAAACGATCCAAAACCTGGGTTTATTCCGCCTTTTTTGCGGAATGGACATGTAAATGCGGCAACTTCAAGGGGAATACCAAATTCACTTTCTGAAACACGGTAATATGCATCGAAAGCGGGGTCTGCAAATGTGCAGCTCCACTCAATCCCTGTTGTTTGTCGGCTGGCGCCGATTTGTTGGTTGAGGCGGGGGATGCCGGGGGTAGAGGCAGAGCCGAAGCGAGCCAGGGTGGTGGCAGAGACTGGCGGGATGAGGGGGTCGCCGGTTTCGGGATTGAGGCCTGCGGCGATGCGATCCAGGCGGCGGCGTTCGGTGCCGGCGGCGGTGGCCTTGTTGGCGTTATTGCGCACCACGGCGCCTTGGCGGTTGGCGGCTTGCTGCTGGGCGTTGCGCTCGACTAGTCCACCGTCGCCTGTGGTGACCGTGATGCGGGTGGTCATCCCTTAATCGTCCTGGCGCAGGTTCAGTCTGTACGTCTGCGTTTGGCCTGCGAGCAGGATGATGTTCGGATCCTCAGCCAAGACGCTGTGAGGGTAGGTGGTGCCGTCGATGTAGAGCACCACGCGGTCGTAGGTGTAGCCGATGCCGGTGGCGGTGAAGGCGGCGTCGATGACGGGCAGGTTGTAGGTGCCGGTGGTGGCGCTGTAGCTGCCAGTGCCGATGACCTCGGAGTAGCGGACGTAGCCGTTGCCGCTGACCTCGACGGACTGCCAGTTGGCCACTGTCGTCTCTGCCGTGTAGCCGGTGGTGCCGATCTGGCAGAGCATGACCTTGAGGGTTTCGCCCTCAAAGGCCAGGGCCGCTTGGCGCTCCAGCTCTTTGGTGCTGATCGTGGTGGTGATGGCCATCAGGCGACCGTCCAGGTGAAGATGCCAGAGGCGTTCCAGACGATGAGGAAGTCGGTGCCACTGCCTGCAGATTCAGAACCGCCGAAGTCAATGAAGGCAACCGGCGGATCATCGGCGTCGGTGTCGTTGTAGAGGATGGCGTAGCTGGCGTCGATGCTGCCGCCGCTGGCGGTCCAGGTCACGTCGTCAGCGTCGAACTTGGCGTCATTGGTGGTGACGGTGGTGACGGCCACGTTGGCCAGGGTGGCGCCGCCTGCGGTGTACCCGGTGCCCCCGGTGGTTTCCGTTCCACCCGTGGCAGCCAGCGTGGTGTGGGTAGCGTCGAAGGTGGCAACGGTCAGCAATTTGACCTTGTAGGTGTCGCTGCTGGCATTGCTGCCCTCGGCAAACCGCTTAGCGGTGTGATTATAGAGGCTGATCGTTACGGCCACAGGCTGAGCGCAGGCATATACCTAGGTTTCCGCCTGCTCCCTATCAGGGTTTGAAGGCGATGGTGATGGCTGCGTTTGTGGAGTCGGCAGTAGAGGCAAACGTGGTCGTGCCTGTTGATCCCGGTGCCAGCTTGACGCCGGATGTGATGACAAAGCCGCCGCCGTTGCCAGAAGCCGTGCCTGATTCGCCTCTGTTGGTAAAGCTGCTCAACACGCTGTTGTCGGCGGTGCCAAATGCAGTAGTGCTGCTGCTGTCGTTTGCACGGGAAACAGCAGAGATGACAAGGGTGTTGCCTTCTGTCGTTGTCACTGCGGGGGCACTGGCCGTAGTGGATGTGACGGTCTTTGTGTCTGTTCCGGTGACGTCCCACGGGTTGCCCGTTGTGGTACAGCCTCGGATCACGACGTAACGGGACAGTTGGTGGTCGCCAGAGTCGTCAATCAGGATGTTTGCGGTGGTGACGGTAGAAGCGACACGAATCCACCAGGCGTGGAGCTTGGAACCAGCGGTGGTGGTCGCATCAATGACAGGGCTGCCGGTGACAGCGGCGAACGAGCCTGTCAGACCTCCACCGGGACCAGGCGCGATGCTTGTTCCATCACCTGAGGTTTCGACAAACATCAGGATGATGTCGTCCTGCTGAGCACTGACGTTGGTGTGAGTGTGGAAGGTGGTGCTGGATAGGGTTGTAGACACTGCGGCCACGGTTGGCGCAGGCTTGCTGACGATTACGGGCAACGCTGCTGCAATCGTCAGATTGGCAGCGGGCGGTTCGATGGTGACGCCTGCGCTAATAGCAGGTAGCGGCATTGCCAAGCTAAACGCACCACGTTGCGCTTGGATCACAGTTGCTGCAGTGCCGACATAGGGCACAGCACTGGCTTCAAACGCAAAGTCAGTGACAGGTACAGCAATAGAGGAACCACCACTGATTAGAGGCAGGTGAGCTGCCAGTGCTGTGTTTTGTGCAGGAGGCAGCACCGCTCCTCCGCTCGCCACCAGCGGGGTGTAGACGGTGAAGGTGAAGTCGGTGGAGGGGGCGGCGACGTAGGCCGTGACGCTGCGGGCCAGCAGAGCGGTCTGCGTGATGACCGGATCGGGTTCGGTCAGGAGCGTTAGAGCGTAGCCGAGGGAGGTGATATCGAGCTTGGTGCGAGTGGTGGCATCGGTGCTGACGATCTCGTTCCAGGGCGGGATGACGACGGTGGCGACGATGGTGGGGCCAGGCGTAGGGCCGACGTTGTTCCATACGGAGCCGTCGTAGACCCAGATGTCGTTGGTGGCACGGTCGATGACGCCATCGCCGTCTACGGCAGAGGGAAACAGGGCATTGAGGCGGCCTTGGGGATTGTCTGCGACGGTGACGATGCACCCGATCATCTGGTCGGGCGACGTATCAACGATGGTCGGGGCTAAAGGCAGGTTGTCATAGGTGACGCCCGGTGCCACGGGGGTGTAGATGGCGTCGTCGCCAACCGGGGCGGGCGGTTCTTCGCCGGGGTCCGGTGGAGGGGAGGGCTGCAGGACGATGCAGCTCCGCACGACATCCGGCACCAGCGCAGCCAGCGTGATCGTTTTGAGCGGTGCGGTAACAGTGGTCATGCGGTCCTCCCGACAATGCCCCAGTACAGGGCGTCAGTGGAGGCCACGACGCCGTTGCTGTCCATTGTCCAAGAGGTGCCGTTGGTGCGGTACTGCGTGACGACGCCGTTGGCGGTGAGGTAGAAAGCGCCAAAGGGGGCATTAGGCAACACCTCGGGAACGGTTTGGATGTTCATGCCGTTGCGGTTGCCGAAGAGCAGACGGTTCTGGGTGGTGCCGTAGAGCTTGGCCTTGACAGGGGCGTTGCTCTTGATAGAGGTGTAGGAATAGACAGTCGGGTTGGCCGACTTGATGGTGCGCGTAAACGTGTCGTCTGGGGCGTAGGGCATGGACAGCTCAATGCGGCGACTGGCTGTGCGGCTGCCAGTGACCAGCTCAATTTCGCTGACGCTTTCGGTCCTGTAGCCGTTGTCAGGGTCGGAGGTGTCGGGGTCGGCCAAGTTCTCGTTGTTGATGTCCTCGGGTGCGGGGGCTTCTTGCGATCCAGCGCCAGGGGCAGAGCGGGTCGTGTTGACACTGACATCGGACAGGACCAGACCGCCAAAGATCAGATCGAGCAGGCTGTTGGCCGCCTCTGCGGTAAACGTGGATTCACGGCTTTCGGCAATGGCCTGCTGACCGGCAGAGCTGTAGATCCACGGTTGGTAGCGGCGGGTGATGGTCTTGCGGTAGTTGCCGTTGATATAGGTGTTGACGGTGGTCCGCTCCAGCGTGACCGTGTTGGTTGGGATGGGGATAAAGGTGTTGCTGCCATCCTCGTTTGGGAAGACCCAAGGGATTGAAGCGGCACCAGCAAGGAACACGGCACTCCCGGTACGAGTCAACTCGCGGAACACTTCGTTTCCATCAATGTCGTAGTCGAAGGTTTCCACGGTTGTGGAAGACACCTGGCTGTTGCCGAAGCTGTTGCCGTTGCTGAGGTAAGACGTGGCAATATTGCCCGCAACTTGGACAAGGCTGGTGTCCTCATTGATTTGGCGCCGGACCACCACGTAGCGGTTCTCGTCTTTGAAGATGCGTTTGGCGTAGGTGGTCTGCTCGCTGGTACTTGATTTGGCGTTGTAGGTGGCAATAACTTCGTTGCCTTCAGCGTTGGTGTAGGCGATGCCAACGGTGCTGGTGGCAGAGGTGGTGGCCACTTCGGTGCCCCAGCCGGTGGAGGTGCCGGGGATCAGGGAAGTGGGGGTGACATCGCCTTCTACCCGTTCAGCGACTTCGGTGTCGTCGGGAATCTTGAGCCTGAGGGTGCTGTAGCTGACGGTCACAGCATCCCCGGCCAAATCGCCTACGCCGATGGGGCCGATGTCGATCAGTTGGCCTTCACCGAAGGAGGGGCCAGAACCAGGCGGGGAGGCCAGGCTGATGATCTGGAGGGTTTCGGTGTAGTCGAGGTAGCCGTAGTAGGACTCGGAGACGAGCAGGTCGCTGAGGGTCTGGACGTAGCCGCTGCCGAAGTCAAACTCGGCCACGCTGAATCTGTTGGTCAGCGGGACGCTGCTGGCGCTGATGCCCAGTTCAGTAAGGCACTTGCGCATGACCGATGCGGCCCAGATGGGGAAGGTGACGATCTGGGATTCGGCTTCGGTGATGCTGCTGTTTTCGGGGTCGTCAAGGGCGCTCCAGTTGATTGGATCCTTGAGGTCTTGGAGGTAGGTCAGTTTGCAGCCGAGTTCGACCTTGGTGGTGCGGCGGAAGGGGTCGGCAAAGCTGGAGAGCACCCGCAGCTTGCGGGGGATGGCGCGGGTGACACCCGACTTGGTGTAGTTGAAGGTGACAACGCTGCCAACAGCAGGAGACACAAGGCCGCTGATTTCACAGTTGCCACGGGTCTTGATCAGACCGCTGCCCTGGATGTAGTCGTCGTTGACGCTGGCACTGATCAGCGTGCCGAGCGAGCAGGTAACAGTGGCGCGAATATCAACTGGCATTAGATCACCTGCAACACGGTCATCTGCACGTTGTATCGGGTGGCCTTGACGCCACCTGTGATGATCACCTCAGCGGTGGCCGTGGGTGGGTTGATCGGGAACCATGTGCCAGCAGAGGGCACACTGGCAACGGTCGTGTCGTACCAGCTCAGCAGGTTGGCAAAGGTGCCGGAGCTGATGTAGCCCTCGACCTGGCGGATCTTGTGCGCGACCAACGGGCCGGTCACATAGCTCTTACCAGTAGCCGTCAGCGCCACCGCAGGGCCGTCCTGGCGAGTATCAGCAGGGGCAGTCAAGGTGACCACGGCAGAGCCAAAGGTCAACGTGCCAAGGCTGGGCCGGGTGGCCTCAGACTCTTGCCTCGACTTCTCCTGACTGCGCAGCAGAACGGCCACGGCTTGGGCCGCATCCACCAAGGTGACCGTGGCCGAGACGTAGGTACCAGCCTGCTCACCACTGGGGGGCTCAGTGAACCAGCAGGCCAGACTGGTCACGCTGAGGCCATTGGTCGAGGTGATGGACAGGTTGACGGTGGTGCCGACCACGCCACTGCTCAGCGTGTCTTCATCGGCAATCCGAGCGTTCCGCCAGGTGTTGTATTCACTGATCAGTGCCTGCCACTGGGTCGGGGTGAGCAGGCCAGCAATGCGGAAGGTGCGAGCAGTCAGCCCCGTGCGAGCCTCACCCTCGTAACCAAACGGCTGGGCCGTGAGGGCATTGGTGGTGAAGGTGCCAATGGTGACGGTCATCAGAGTGCCCCGTTATTCAGCGCCTGCTGCTCAGACGGCAGAGCGTATGCAGCACCATTGACACGAACAGTCCAGTCTTTGCCAGCGAGCTTCTCGGTCACATCTGCCAATCGGGTGTTGATGGCAGCAAGGGCAGAAGTCGTATCAGCCAATGCCTGCTGCGCTTGCACCACATTCTGGTTTGCCACATCCTCCGTATTGGTTCTGGTGATGAAGTCCCGGATGGCTGCATTCACATCAGCAGTGCTGCCAGAGAATTCGGGAGCTTGCGCACCAGTTAGATTCCTGAACCTGGCTTGCGCTTCCCTGAACTGGGGCAGCAGCAACTGGAAGTCTTCCTGCGCACGACGAGCCTGATCGCCAGGGTTCAGGAATTTGTTGAGCCCTTGCGGATCACTGCGGATGCCAGTCAGGTCAAGGATTGCAGAATCCAGATCCCGCTTAAGCTGTTGACCAGCATCCCTCAAGGCAGAAGCGCCTTCAACCAGCTTTAAGCGGAACTCTTCAGCCGCGACACGCTGATCATCAACAAGGCGCTTAAGCTCAACATTCTCAAAGTCGATTTTGCCGCTCAGACGCAAGCGGTCAATTTGAGCACCAATGTCCTTGATCTGATCTTCTGCCGCAGAAATCCCCGCCAGATACTGCTGAATCGTCTCGCGGTTCTGACGCTGGATATTAACGCCACCTCTCGTCTCAATGGCCTGCAATTCAAGGATGGCATCAATTTCTCGCTGAATCGCAGTGATGCGAATTTTGGCCTGGGCTTCTGATTGTTGCTTTTCAGCAAGTGCTTCTTGCCTGCGGAGGGCCAGCTCCTTCTGCTTTTTGGCATTCTCGTCATCTTGCCTAGTGCCAACAGGGTCAAGACTTGTATTCCCCAGCAGCTCTCGGAATGCCTTGATTGCCTCCTCTGCCTCGCCCTTGGCAGCTCCAATAGCTTTGGAGGATCCCGCCATGGCCGCATCAAGGCCTTTTGCGGCAAGAGCCGTAGCACTGACCGCAGCAGCCAACACAGCCCAGCCCTTCGGACCAGTCAGCGCAATCACACCAGCCTGAGCAACAGCAGCCGCCTTGGCTGCAACCGCCCATGCCTTAAAGCCAAGCTGCACAGCCTTGATGCCCAAGGCAAACGGCAGCAGCGTCTTACCTATGCCGACAATGCTTTTGCCGAAGTTGCCAATCGCTGTCTGGTTTTCCTTGATGAACCGGGTGAAGGCAATGACACCAGCGGAAACGTTGGTGAGCAGATTGGTGACAGTTGGGCCAAAGGCTTTTGCAACTTCAGCCTGCAGACCTCTAAATGCAATGCCAAGGTTTTCAACTTCAGTCCGACCAGGAGCTGCCGCACCGGCCAGGCTCTTTGCCGCATTGAAGACGATTTCTGAGGTGATCTTCCCTTCGCTGCCCAGCTTCCGCAGCTGACCGACATTGACCCCGATCTCTGCTGCGATGGCCTGCGACAGAGCAGGCAGACCCTCCAGCACGGAGCGGAGCTCATCACCCTGCAACACACCGGACGCTAAGCCTTGCTTGAGTTGCAGCAGTGCTCCGGCAGCCTCCTGAGTACCCGCACCAGACAAGCGAGCAGCATTGGTGACACCAACAAACAAGACCTCTAGCTGCTGCAGACCGATGCCGGTGCCACGCAGAGCTGCAAAGAGCTGTGCAAACCCTTGACTCGCTTCAACGGAGCTGATGCCAAGCACCTTGGAAATGCGAGACACGGCAGCAGTAGCCTGCTCGGCCTCTCCATAGGCTCCAGCCAAGGCAGCAATCTGAATCTCAGCCTGTTTGGCAGCCTGACCTGTAGCAATGACCTGCTGCGTGAAAGCGGCAAAGCTGATTGCGCTGACAACATTGGCCAGCAGGCCGACAGAGCCACCCAGACCAGAGAATGCCCGGCCTACCTGATCCGCTGCAGCGTTGGCATTCTGCCGAGCACGACTGAGCCCAGCATTGAACTGCTTATCGTCAACGGTCAGCGTCAGTACCGCTTGCCCAAGCGAGTCTGCCACTGCCCCTCTCTTTCACTGCCCCTAGGTTGCCGGAAACCTAAGCCACAGGCGTGTAGACGATGGCATCAGCATTAGCTTCCCTTGCCAATGCTTCCCTCGTCCTGGCCCTTCCCACAGCTGGCACCGTCACGGATGCCACCACGGGCAACGTCACGGCAGCCACTGAAAACGTGACTATTTCAGCGTTCCTGCGGCAGGGTTCACCCGATAAGACCGAGCTGCCAGGCGTTGAGGCCTACACCGAAGTGTTTGAGGGGTATGCCATCAACCCGCAGGCCCTTGATGCCCGGATCAAACCCGGCACTCGCGGCACCCTTGCTTTTGCTGGCCAAGCTGCCAAGACCTGTGAAATCCTCGCTGCTCGTCACCCCTATGGCACGACAGGGTTGATCGGCAGCACACTGCAATCTGTTATTGGCGACCGGATCAGGGTGGCGATCTATGGTCAGCGTTAAGGCCACCTACAAGCTGACCGGCTGGAATGCCACCCAGCTCAAGCTGCGCATCCCGGCGATCATGACGGCCTATGGCAAGGCCATGGATCAGCAGCTCAAAGAGGAAATCCAACTGGTGCAGTTCAGTTGGCCGGTCACGACCTACCGCCGCAACGGCACCATTGAAGGCAGCCCACGCGACATCGTGGACACCGGGGCATTCCTCAAATCCCAGCGCCGCAACCGCATCAATGCCACCACCATTCAATTCTCTTGGGGCAACAGCGGCGTCACCTATGCCGGATACATCCTCCGTGGCGTCCCAGGCAAGAATTACCCACCACGCGACTGGATTGGATTGGCCCTCAACAACCTGCCCTTAGAGCCCTTCTTTGCCAAGGAATGGCGCAGCCTTGCTGGCCGCAGGCTCTAGACATGAAAAAGGGCTGACAACTGCCAGCCCCTCCTCAAACCCCCTACCCTGCTCAGCTGACAGTCGCCACCTCAAACACAGGGGCCACATCGCTGCCAGAACCGCCAACGTCAGCCAGAGCAACCGTCAACCGATCACCCACGCGATAGTTGGTCCCACCGGCAATGATCGTCGGCGCAGCAGACACTGCACCACCACCGGCAACGATGATGTCAGCCGTTGCACCAAGACCCGAACCCACACCAGCCGCAGGGTCGCTGCTGATCAGCGTCTTGCCGCTGTAGGTCGCAGGGGTCAGCCCGCTACCACCAGACACCACCGTCAACGTGGCAATAGGGTTGCCCTGCGGATACCACTTGAGCTGTCCATAGCCGCGCATGGTGAAGCTGACCGTGGCCACGTTGCCAGCCTGCACACTTTCCTGAAATCCCTCCACGAAGCAGATGCCAGCGTGGAATTCGGCATTGTCGCCAGAGCCATCCTTGACCGGCGACTTGCGGTAGACCTCCAGCGTGGTCCCTGCTGCACCATTCAGCCAGGCACGCTTGATGATCCGATAGCCCTCGCTGCCAAGGCTCAGGTTCATCTCAGCGGGAGTAGACCAGCCGATGCCAGTGATCAGCGGGGTCTTCCACCCATACTCAGACGAGTAGTCAATGGGGGCATCAGTTGAATCGCTGCTGCCTTCCATCGAGGCATTGGTCAGCGAAATCACCTCAGTCATGCCAACCGTAGAAGTCGGCGCAGTGCTGGACGTAGTGCCCAACTTCACAAAAAGTTCGTAGTCGAACGACGCGAAGTAGCCAGAGGTCATTGACTTTGGGGGTTTTAATCAAGTTTGCCCCGCATACCCCGAGGCCTCCTGCGCTTCAAGCCATTCCCACGGCGTTGGTTGATTCGACAGGTGCAGGTCAAACCCCATCGTTTCATGGGCGATGCCTGCGGTGGCCACCAGGGCATCCTTCAGCTCATCCATGGCACACCGCAGCCGGTCGCACACTTGCTCCACGGACAGGCCCTCATCAATCAACCGCCGAGCACTGCTGCCCAGTTCCCTGACCTTATGGGGGGCCTTGATTCCCCAGTTGTTGCCCCGCAGGTAATGCAACACCTCACCATGGGCAAAACACCAAAGAACAGTGCTCAGCTTGCCGCGCTTCGGATCCCAAGCCCTGAATGCCTTGATCGCTGCAAAATCGACGCAGCTGTTGATGTCCTCGATGGCCATGCAGTAGCGGTATTTCTTGGCCAGCTTGGCCTGGAAGAATTTGACCAGCTTGATGTTCTCGGCATACAGGCGGCCAAACTCCCGCTGCTCACGCCGACTCAGCGGTGTGCTGAGCAGGTCTGTGTTGCGCTTCTTCTGCTCGGCAACCCCCAGCCCAGCAAACATGTTCAGCTGGCTGGTGGCTTCCATCAGCTTCGTTGCACCTTGACGGTGCCGACACTGCTGACCGGCCCACTGAGGCACAGGCACCCGAGGATGCCCTTGAGGGCCGGGACCATGGTCAACGCATTGGTGTAGACCGGGGCGCCACCACCATCGCGGAAGTCAACGCTGATCACGTCGATCCGGGCGGCCTTGAGGTTGGCATTAGGGATGCCAGGGATCAGCTCACCAACCGCCGGGTTGCTGCTGGTCAGAAGGGTTGCATCAGCCAGCAGGGCATTGGCCAGCTCAAAGGTGGCCCGCTTCAGCTCAGGCGGGAGGACATTGCTGGCATACGACTTCTCCCCGCAGGTTGCATCAGACCGTGGCCAGAGCAGGGCCTGAGTGGTGCTGGCCTTGGCGCCGACCCATTCCAGCTGATCAAGAGCAGCGGTAGCAGCAATGACCGCCTTTCCCTTGTTGTCCGCCGTGGCAGTGGACCAACTGAGGGTGCGCAGCTCAAGGGCGGCATAGGCATCACCTTCGGCCACCGTCAGGTAGCTGTTGGCATCAGACGCGCCAACGGTGGCAGTAACGGTGACGGTCATGAGC